TGCTAACAAAGTAGTTGCAGCTCAAAAATCAAACTTATTCTTCGGAACAGGTTTACTTTCTGACTACAATGAAGTAAAAGTATTGGATATGGCTAACATCGATGGTTCTCAAAATTACAGAATTGTAATGAGATACACAGGTGGTACTCAGTTCGGTATTGGTCAAGACATCGTATACTACGGAGCTTACTAAAAAAAATAATTAAAGGGTGGGTCTCAACACTCACCCTTTTTAATAACAAAACTAAAAAATTAATATATGCCTTGTTCATTAACTCTAGGAAGAAACGAAGTATGTAAAGAAAGCATCGGTGGTTTACAGGGTGTTTACTTTATCAATTACGTGACCGGTTCTTTCACAGAAACAGCAGCTCAAACAGCAACTCCTTCAGGATTGTTGTCAGGTGTTCCATCTGGCTCAATTTTGTATTACTACGAATTGAAAGGAACTAGTGCATATACTGAAACTGTCAATACTTCAAGAGAGAACGGAACTACATTCTTTTCACAAGAATTAACTCTAAACTTAAAGAAGTTAACAAACGAGATGACTACTCAATTAAAGCTTATGGCTTATGGTAGACCTCAAATTATCGTTTGGACTAACAATGGTGATGCATTCTTAGTAGGTAAAAAAGAAGGTGCTGATATGACCGGTGGAACAATTCAAACTGGTGGAGCGTTAGGAGACCTTTACGGATACTCTTTAACTTTCACAGGTATGGAACAATTCCCTGCTCAATTCTTATCTGGAAGTACTACTTCAAATGCATTAGGTGGATTAACTACAAACTACACAGTAGTTTACGGAGCATCTGCATAATATCATTCGGTATAAACACTAAAAATATTAACCCTACTCTTCGGAGTGGGGTTTTTTCATTTAACTATTATTACGAAATTAGTTGTTATTATATTATAAACACAAGATAATGCTTAGCTATTACATATCTCAATCTAACTCATACACAATAAGAACACAGGTAACTGGCAGTAATCAGTTTACAATGAGTTTGCAAGATATGATGGGATTAAATACATTTACTGCATCAATGACAGAAGTTAGTTATTCTGCATACGAAAGTATTCTTGCATTCACTGCAAGTATTCAAAGTGCAAGTGTAGGAAGTGAATATCGTGCAACTCTATACAATCAATCAGGTAGTGCATCTATTGACATATGGAATGGTAGTTGGCAAGTTTATGCATCTCAATCAATAGACAAATCGGTATACGAAAATCAAAATACACAATATGTTTCCCACGATAGTGAGAACAAATATATCATAATGGATTAATATGAAAGGACAACAAAAATTCTCAATAGTCAATGTAAACAATAATTCTCTTCCAATTATACAGGAAGATACTAAAACTCGTTATCCATTCGTTCCATTTGGTGTGTATGGTAATGACGATTTCTTTGATGCAGTAACTACTGCTTTCAATGTTAGTACAACTAATGCAGCATCTATCGAAGGTATTGCAGATTTAATATTTGGTAAAGGTTTATATTCTAAGAATGAAATATTCAATGAAACTTTACAAAAGATAATTCCACAAGAGGAAGTTAAAAGAGTTAGTTTTGATTTGAAACTATATGGTAATGCTGCATTCCAAGTTTATTGGGATGAAACACATACTAAGATTAAAAAGATGTACCATGTACCTGTTCAATTATTAAGAGCAGAGAAGTTAGGTTCATCACCAATGATTGAAAATTATTATTATTGTACTGATTGGAATGACCAACGCAAGATTAAAGATAAAAAGAAAATACCTGCATTTGAAACTTCTAATGAGAAAATGGAAATACTTTACATTAAACATTATTGTCCAGGTTTGTATTACTATTCTTTACCAGATTGGGTTTCTGCTTTACAATTAGCAATGGCTGAAGGTGAGATAAGTAACTTACATTTTAATAATATTGTTAATGGTTTTTTACCGGCAGTAATGCTAAACTTCAACAATGGAGTTCCAGCACCTGAAGAAAGACAAACTATCGAAGATTTAGTTCAAGCTAAGTTTACAGGTACGGATAACGCAGGTAGATTTATGTTATCATTTAATGATGACCCTGCTACTAAACCAACAATTGATGTAATTGATATTACAAACTTACATGAAAAATACGACTATGTTGCAGAATACACACAAGATAGAATATTAGTTGCACATAGAGTAACTAGTCCTTTATTATTTGGTATAAGAACAAAGAACAATGGTTTCAGTTCTCAAAGTGAAGAAATGAAAACTGCATTTAGTATCTTACAAACGATGACTATTGCACCTTTCCAAAACATTATCTTAAATAGTTTAGATTACGCATTAACTTGTGGTGGATATACGGATGCAGAATTATACTTTGAACAATTAACTCCATTAGTAATTCTATCTCAAACGGCAGAAGAAACTGGTAAATCAATTGCACAAGTAGAAGATGAGACTAACGATAGTATGGAAAATCCTGCAACTACTGAAGATGCAGCAGACCAAACACCAATAGAACCATTACCAACAGAAAAGTTTTCAATGTTGGAAGTTAATAACTCACAATACGAAATATATAAATAAAAAATATGTCATACGCATTATTCATAAATAGAAACGATATTATAAAGAACTCTCCGTTGCAAGGTGCAATAGATGCAGATGCTTTATTGCCGTTTTGTAGAACTGCACAAGATAAATACTTAAAGAATTTATTAGGTACTGTTCTATTCGATTATTTACAAGCACAAATCACTGCAAATACTTTTAGTTCTTTAAGTTCTTATTATCAGGACTTAATGGATGACCATATTAAATATACCCTATTGTGGTATGCATGTGTTGAATACATTCCTTTTAGTTCAGTTCAATTTAAATCAAATGGAGCAGTTAAACAACAAAGTGAACAAGGTATAGCACCTGCTAAATCTGAAATTGATTATCTTTTAAACAAAGCTCTAAACAATGCAGATTACTACGCATTGAGATTACAGAATTACTTAATTGCATATTCTCAAAACATACCTCAATACTTAGAGACTGTTGGAAATCAAACTCAAATATATCCCGACCAAAGTAATCAATATTTTGGTGGTATACAATTATAATAACTATGGCTCAACAAATCGTTCATAATACAGGTGTAAACTATACTCTCTATTACAATGCTTTGAATTATTTCAAAACAATAATGCAGAACCATCCATCTATTAATGCAGTAACGCAAGGCGATATTACAAAGATAGATGTAGACCAGTTTCCATCATATCCATTAGGAAATATCCTAATAACTGAAAGTAACTTTGGTAGTAATATAACCAACTATACAATTCAGTTGACGGTTGCTGATAAGATTAAAAATAAGAATAACGAAAGTAATGAAAGAACCAATGCACAGACTGTTCCGTTTTTTGGAGTAGATGACACGGTTGACATTCATGCAAATACATTGGGTATCTTAAATGATTTAACTTCATATACGCAAAGAGGAGTTGCTGGATTTGAGATAAACGGAGACATAAATTGTTCTGCATTCTCTGACCAATTTAATAATGGATTGGCCGGTTGGGTTGCAACCTTTGAGTTAACTACCCACAATGATAAAAATCGTTGTCTTTTTTTTTTAATTAATCCGTCGGGTAGTGGATATTTAATTGATGAGTGTACGATAGGTGGTGAATATAAAGCAGTAATTCAACAACCTGTAATACAAGGACAAGTTTTCTCAACAAAAACTTTTCCAGTTTGGACACCATCAACGGAGAATTATACAGGATTAAGATGTTTCACAGTAGATGGAACATTTGAAGGTGAGGATGATTTTGATTTTGTGAATTTACAAGTGTTACCTTTACCATATGAAAATTATGGCAATTGTGGATATTGTGAGTTGTGGATAAATCCTAAAGTGTGGTCAACTACACCGGAGAAATGGGGACAAGGAACTGATGTTGCATTTAGAAAGTGGCAATTTGAATAAAATAAAAATAAAAATAAAATGGGTAGTTTAAGTAATTTATATGTCTCTCAATCTTTTCAATCTCTATTACACTTAGGGACTGATACTTCATTTTTTCCAGTAGGAGCAAATCCAACATCAGGATATGTGACTGTACAAGATGGTTTAGGATATAATGCAGGATTTGCAATATCATCATCTGGAGATATGTTCTTCTCTCAATCTGTAATAATAGATAAAAATTTAAGTGTTAATCAAAATTTAGATGTTGATGGAAACTTAATTATTAGTGGTACTTTTGACATAGAAGGTAAAGTAACTGTAAATGATAATGTAAGAGTTAATGGTAATTTAGAAGTAAGTGGAGCAACAACCTTAACAGGTAGTTTAATAATATCAAATGCAATCACTGCATCAAATATGTTTATCACAAATGATTTAATCGTTAGTGGTACAATCAGTGCATTTAAGATAGTAACTACAATAGAAAGTAGTTCTGTCATATTCTCATCTGGGTCGAATATTTTGGGAGATAGTATATTAGATATACAAACACTCAACGGAACAACGATAATGTCAGGAAGCAGTCAATTAACCGGTTCTATGGGTATTACAGATAACTTAAATGTGTTAGGTAATATTTCATCATCTACAATTAGTGGAATTGGTAATGTAACTACATTCTCACAATCAGTAGATGCTAGATTAGACTTCTTAGAAGGGCCATTTAGTACATCTGTTGATTTGAGATTAGATGAATTAGAAAATTGGAGCTCATCATTACAAACAACTTTTGTAACAACTGTTGAATTAACACAAACTGCATCTTTCTTACAAAATCAAATTGACCAGAAATTATTTACTTCTTCGTTTAATACATTTTCACAATCAGTAGATAATAGATTGGATGTAATTGAAACAACATTTGCAACAACTGGAAGTAATACATTTAATGGTAATCAAACTATAAACGGAACTTTATTAGTAAGTTCTTCTATGGTTTATTCTGGAAGTGTAAGAGGTCAAGTAAGAACAATAACTATAACTTCAAATACAGCTAGTATGGATTGTAGTTTAGGTAATTTCTTTACTTTAAGTTTACCATCAGGTAGTACAAGATTACAAGCAACTAATATACAACCAGGAGAAACTTTATCATTAAGAATATTAAATGAGACTTCATCATCTGCTGTAACTAGTAGTACATCTGTTAAATTTCCAACAGGATTTAGTTACATACCTACTTCAATAGCTACATCGACTGATATAATAACATTCTTATCATTTGATACTGCCTCAATATTTGCAGTAGCAGCCAATTATTTCGCATAATATGTATATACCATTAACATTTGAAGGAGCATTACAAAAATGTTTAATTGCATCAAGCAGTTATCAAGGAACTTTTATTTCTGGTGGAATTCAATATGGTTTTCATATAATTACAGGTAGTAGTCAACTTGAAGTATATAACGGAAGTTTACTAGCACAATTAGTTGTAGTTGGTGGTGGAGGTGCAGGAGGATATAGATTTAGTAGAGCTACAGGTGGTGGTGGTGGTGGTGAGGTAAAATATTTTCCTTTACAACCACTTTATGCAGGAACATATGACATTACTATTGGGGCCGGTGGTGCTGCGGGTGGAGGTAATGGTTCACCAACTTTAATTACAGGTCCTGGACTTTCAGTATCTTCCGTTGGTGGAAGTGGTGGAAGTGGAACAACCGGTGGAACTTCTGGTAATGGATTTAGTGGAGGTACTGGTTGTACAAATTTCAATCCCGAAGGTGGAGTTGGTGGTGGAGGAGGAGGAGCTACTGCAGCTGCACAAAATGAAAATTGTGGTAGCCCACAACCAGCAGATGGTGGTGCAGGTTTTGATATTTCAATTGCAAATTATGATTGGTCATTTGGATGTGGAGGCGGTGGTGGTGCTTCTGTTACATCATGGGATGGTGCAAGTTGTTTTGGTGGAGATGGTTTCGGTGGTATAAATGGAACGCCAGGTGGGCCTAATACTGGAAATGGAGGTGGAGGTGGAGCTGCACAAAATCAGAATATAAATGGTGGTGCTGGTGGTAGTGGAGTTGTAATTGTTCAATATCCTATATACGATTATTGTTCTAATTATTTCAATGAAACTGGTAGTTGTGATTGTAGGGAAATAACATTTGATATTACAGACCCATTAAATTATTATCCACAATATACAGGAAGTTATGTATATACACAATGTGGTACTAATACATTTGTTTCAGGAACTCTTCAAGCATATTATCCAAAGACAGTTTGTGCTGCAAGTGGTTCTTGGTTTTGGGTTCAAGGTAATAGTGGTTATGGTAATTCTACTAATACTGTAGGTTCTAGTTATCCTGAATGTTTAAGTGCAAGTTATGGAGTACAAACTTGTGTAACACAATCATTTTTACCAACTTGTGAAAGTAAAGTTTATTCTTTTTATTCAACAGGCTCTACCGCAACACAAACTGCATATTTTGTTCCTAGAAATAGTGGAAGTATTTTTTATGAAACAGTTAATAATAAAAATATAATTTATAGATGTATTAGTTCTGGTAGTTTTAATCAAACTAATACTGGAATGCAACCATATGGCATTAGTGGTAATGGTAATGCAGTAACTGCATCTTGTACACAAATAAGTGTTGTAAGAATATCAGGAAGTCCTTATATATTTAAATGGGTTGATTGTGGTGGTACATATATGACTCAATCTATAACAACTACTTTTAATTTTAGCAAATGTGTTGATATGAGTCAACCATACGATTTTAATAGTGTTGGTGGTGGAATAACAATAGGAGGAAATTGTTTGACAGGTTCTCTATTACCTACATGTGGTTGTCCATAAACTTAAATTATGCCATCATTACAAGACATAGCAAAACAGATTAGTTCTCTTGCACAACTAAACTTACAAAGACAACCTACTCGTGCAATTAAAACGGGTAACTTACTTCGTAAAGTTAAGTCTGCAAATACTCCTAACAAAATGGTAAAGGAGATAAAGACTAAGGATAGTTATTCTTTTGAAATAGAATTAGACTATGCACCTAAAGGAGCTGAGTATGGTGTATTTGTAAACGATGGTACATCTAAAATGGCAGCAAGACCATTTGCAGATAATGCAATCAATGACCCAACTATTCAATCAATGTTAAATCAGTATTATGAGGATGTGGTTGACAAACTTGTAGTCGGAAATATTGCAGCAGAGTTGGACAAAATGGAAGCAGAGTATTAGTATCACATACTTTTATTGAAAAGGTGGTTATTATATTAAACGATATACATAATGGCTTTATCATTATTACAGACTCCAGCGAGTTGTTCATTTGCACAATCACCAATTATATTTTCTCTTAATGAGAGCGATACTGCTACATTAACATCATCTTCATTTCAATATGTAGGTGATTTATATTATTGGCAAGGTGGCCCGAATGCATCTTCTTCAGTAGCAGATTATACAATTACTAAATTTCCAAATACAACAGGTGTTGGTTTATTTGATTTGAATAGAATAATCAATTCAACACTTACAGATTACGCACAAGCTAATACTTCAAATGTAGTTTACTTTGCAGTAGATTTCTATTGGCAATATTATAGTGGAACGACATATGTAACCGGCTCACACTTAAAATCTCAAACATATAAAGCAGTAGATGGATATGGAATATTTCCTGAAAGTATTGGTCAGCAAATGCAAACAACTACTCCTTACTGGCCATTGTTAACTGATGGGCCAGCAACACAATCTGCATTTTTAGATAATAGAGGTTTATCATCTGTATATGGTGGAAACATTGGTGCAACAACACCAACAAAAATAGTTTATACAGGTAATACAGGAACTGCTGATTATACATTAACATCAAATGTTAGTTCTTCAGGACAAATACAACAATATCCGATAGGGCCTGCACAAAGTGGATTTCCATTAACAACAATAGGTTTAACACATTTTACAGTCCAACCATATAATGGTGCATCTGCATTAGGATTACCAATAAGATATAATATTGATTGTGAGCAAAAATATCCAAATGTAAGAATGAAATGGAAAAATCGTTTTGGACAATTTGATTGGTTAAATTTCTATATGGTAAGTAGACAATCGTTTACAACTGAAAGAAAAACTTATCAACCACAATTAGGTACATGGGAAAGTTCTACATTAT